TGACAACCGTTTGACGGCGGATGTCGCGCTTGCCCTGTTCTGGCGGTGGTAACATATCGCAAGCCTTCTGGATGAGCTCCTCTGCGCGAACAACTGCGTCTTCTGCAAAGGTGGTCATGACCTCAAGAATGTGGGTCTCAACGCGCCCGCGACGTTTCACTGATTTCTTGTCGCCAGTGGCTGGCGAACGCAGCTCGTCCTCGACCGCGACGCAGCTCGTGATATCGTCACCGTCCTCGTCGAGGCCCAGCAGGATCGTCTCCAACTTGAAGCCCCACTTCAGCCCGTCCTCGCCGTCCTTTTGCTTGGTGGTGCGGATCTGCCGTGCGCCGCTGTCCTCGTCGCGCGTCACTTCCAGCTCGGCGTCGACGGCGGCACGGATGCCTGACCAGCCGCGTGAGCCTCGGTGCGCGTCCTTGCCTGCGTGGTGTACAAGCTCGACCGTCGCGCCTGTGGCATCGCCCAGCACACGCACGTTGGACAGGGCGAGGCCCATGTCCTCCGCGCCGTTCTCGTTCGCGCCCGGCGTCACCTGCGCAAAGGTGTCGATGATGATCAGCGACACGTCGCCGACCGCCTTGATCGACGCCGCGAGCTCGGTCACGTCGCCCTCCTCCATGAGGTTCGGCGGCACGACGATCACGCCAATGTCCAGATCCTTGGGCGAGATGCCCAGATACTGCGCCAGCGCCTTGATACGCTTGCCGTAACTGCCTGCGCCTTCCGCCGCGATGATGATGACGCGGCCCTTCTCGGCCTTGTGCCCGCGCCACGGCACGCCCAGTGCGATGCAGGCCGCCATCTCAAGCACGACAAAGCTCTTGCCTGAGCCTGACGCGCCGAAGATCGTGACGATGTCGGCGGCAGGCAGCACGCCCTTGATGAGCCACTTAGCCGTCTTCTGCTTGGTCATCTCATCGGCGGACAGGACAGGGAACTTGCCGGTGTAGCCCGCAGGCGAATACACGCCCTCTGAAGCCCCTAGCTCTGCGACGAGCGCATCGGCCTTGGCCGACACCTCTTGGGCGCTCGCCGCCTTACTGGGGCGCGTTGCTGCGGCATCCTTCACCATCTTGATGACCGAGGCCATGGTGACCTGCTTGCGGTTCGATCCCTTGCGCCGCTCGAAGCTGTCCCACTGGACGCGCAGGGCCTCAGTGCCGGGGTAGGTGTAGCCATTGCTCGACCAGTCGTCCCACAGCTCAAAGCCGTCATCGCCGCCGTCGGTCTCATGAGCCACGGCCATGCCGATCTTGATCCACTGCTCGCGGCCCATGTCGGGATCGAGGGCGGCCAACAGTTCTTCAATGCGGCCTATGGTCAGGCCCAGCCTCGGCTCGCGGCCTGCCATGAAGTCGTCGGGGTCGACGATGTTGTTCTGCACTGAGCCGAAGCGCTTCTCGCACATGTCGATCGTGTACGGGTCGACGTCAGCCACTGTGTTCTGGAGGCCGATCATCTCGCAGGCGGGCAGGATGTTGCCCGTGAAGGTCACGAAGCCTGAGCTGCTGAACGTCTCGAAGCCGAAGCGATCGGGCGTGGCGTGGCTCTTGTGGTTGCCCAGATTGCCCTTCAGCGCGGCGCGGATGCCTTTGCCGCTGGGGCTGTACTCGGCATAGGTACGCACGATGATGCGCTCGATGTCGTTCGGGATCTCGCCGTTTGGCCCGACGCAGTGGTCGAAGTCGAGGAAGGTGTAACCGAAGTCAGGCAGCGGCGCGAAGCCGACGCCGTCATAGCCCATGCGCGCTGCGGCGTCACGCGCTGCGGCGAAGGTTGTCAGCCGCGTGCGATCGGTCGGCGAGCCTTGCTGGCCGTGGCGGATGGTGCCGTCGGTCCAGTAGGGCACCTTGCGTGGCTTAGGTTCACTGTTGTATTTCTCAAAGCGCCAGATGAGCCACGCGGGAACTGAACGCAGTTCCTCTGGCACTTCCAGCGAGAGCAATTTGGGCGCAATAGCCCTTACGCTTGCCATGTCGTCGTCCTCTCCCACGGTGGTTACAGCAGATCTGCGCTTGCGCTCGGCGTGTTCAGGGCGCGCATAAGGTCAGGGTTCATGAGGTCCGATCGAGGGATAGCAAAGACGGCCTCCAAGATGATGGCCTTCTCCACGGGTGCCCAGCCGCGACTTTTCCACGCATAGACGGCCTGATGGCTTACGCCCATGCGCTTGCAAAACTTGACGATACCGCCGCCTCGCTCGATGGCGAGGTCAATGGCGGCGATACGTTCTTCTTTGGTGGTCATGCGGCTACTTTCGTTGTCTCTTGCCTGAAACTTTCCTCGCGGAGGCCCCAGACGCGGGTGATGACCATGTGCTCGGCCTTGAGCTGGTTAATCTGGTTGTTGAGGGCGCGCAGCTCGGCTTCGAGCTTGTCGCGCTTGGTGAAGACCTTGCGGGCCTCGGCGTGGATGGTTTTGAGATCCCGTGTCATTTGAAACGCTCCCCCTTGCGACCAATACGGCCTGTCTTCGGATTGCGGAAGTGGGCTTTCTTGAGCAGATCTTGCAGACGCTCAAGCTCGGTGCGCAGTATGCGCTGATGCAACTCGCTCTCTTTCAGCTTTTTCTCAAGCCGAGAGTTCATGGCGTCCAGACGGTCGGCGTCTAACTTGTAGGCGTCAATCACCTTGCGGGCGGCCCATGGCCAAATTATGTTCATGCGTACTCTCCCATTTCTCCGGCGATGATCGCCTCTTGAATGATGTTGGTGAGGTTGGCGGCCAGCTTCTTGTAGTTACCAGCCCAACCCTTTGAGGTGTAGTGGCGCTCGCCTGTGCGTGCGTAGATGTCAAAAGAAGTCCCGTGGTCCCAGACCACCAGATCGGTCGTGTCGCCGTCGAGGTAGACTTCGAAGTCCGCCGTCCCGCCGCGCTCTGGCTCGTAGCCGTCCCACATGACGGTGATGTCGAGCTGCGTGTGCGCCTTGAGGGCTTCGTTGATCTGGCGTTCGGTGTAGTCGGGGTTTTCCATTTGTTGTCTCCGTGTTGCTGATAAACAATCCCTAGTCGATGCAATCAGGCATTGCAATAGCTATCGAAACATTTCGTTCATAATATTCTTGTGATGAACGGGACGCCGTTAATAACGCGAGTTTTGTAGGCTCGACCCTTCCGTATGCCGTACTGTTTCCCGCTCTTGCGGGCGGCGATGGTGCCTATCGGGCGGCTCATTCGCTTGCCCCTGTTGCTTTGCGCTCTGCCAAGATTTGCTCGGCTACATACTTTGTTATCCCACCCCAATTACCTGTGGTCAGAAGCTCAAGGTCGTGGTTCGTAGTGTTCACGAGCTTACTCCGTATATCCTTTATCGCCTCCGCGTGTATTGCATCGAGGCGTTCAGCTAACGTTTCTTCAGTCATTGTTCACATTCCCATACCTGCGTGGATGTCTTGATGTCAGTCGGCCAGCCGCTGTCTTCAGTGAAGCTGCGCTCCTCGAACAGAACCATGTTCGTCGGCCTGATCAACAGCCGATCGCCTGTCGTCCGCATGAACATGAACTCCTTGCTCTGCTCTGGCGCGGCGCTGAACCCATCGCTATGCGGGCATGCGGTGAACAGGCACGTCGCCTTATCATCGCCGCCGTCGTAACGCGCCTCCAGATCCGCCAGATAGTCGTAACGTATGACATCGAACTCGGTGCCGTAGCAGTCCCAGACCTGCGCCTCTTGCAGCGACCACATAAGCTCTGGACCGGCGCTGAACGCTATCGCATGCGGTGGCACGTTGCGGTAGACTGCGCCGCACTCCAGCATGACGTGGCAGCCCCACGCGCGGTTCGGCGTCGAGCGCAGCGCGAACCAGACGGCAGGCTCGAAGCCTTTGCCGTCCTTGCGTATATACGCGCTGTCCACATAGACATAGAGGTGGTGTGGTAGGTTTCTGCTGCTCATGTCTTTCGTGCCCTCTTTAGTTTGTGATAGCGGCCCTCTACGGAAGCAACCGTCAGCCCCATTCGCTCCGCCATGTAGGCTGGCCTCAAGCCATGCTCATAATAAGCCAGCAACTCGGCATCCTTCTCCGGCGTCCACGCCATTGCGGATCGTCTTACTATTGGCATTCGCCGCGCTCCCGCATGGCGACATCGAAGTCGTGAGCTGCGGTACGCATGTACTGGCCGATGAAGATGGCTGCGGCTTGGGGCTCGTCCTCTGCCGGAAAGCCGAAGATCTTCTCGAAGGCTACTGATGCCTCGTATGCGTACAGGCTGGCTGTCATGTGGGCCTGCCTCATTGCGTCTTCTGCGGTAATCATATTACTTCTCCTTTAAGATCGTTGGTCACAAGGTGGGTCTCGTCCTTAATCTTGTAGCCCACCTTCTCGTAGCCGATAAACATGGCGGCCACCGTGTACTTGCCTTCTTCCGTTCCGGCGTTGACCGTTGCGACGATCGCGCCGGTCTCTGGCTGTACGAACTGAAGCTGCGAGGGCATCAGAATGTTGTCTCGGCATATAAGGTCTGGCTTAGTCATTGGTCCCAATCCTTTTCGTTTTTAAATATGCGGGCGATCGCCCAGTCGATGAGGCAGCGTATCAGTCCCACCAGTCTTCCTCCATCTCTTTTCGATCCTGTGCGGTGAGCTCAGGGGCGGTCAACATGAGGTAGGTTGTCAGCAGGCCGACGCCTACGATGAAAAAGAAGAGTGCGCGCTCGCTCATGCTGCCACCTTCCGGCTCTTACGTGGTGCCTTGTCCTTGCTGCCCTTGGGGCGGCCAACCTTGCGCCTCGGCTTGATAACCTGCCGCTCTGCGGCCTCGATTATCAGAACGGCCATCGACCTGAACACAACCTCGCGCCAGTCCAGCCACGCCGCCAGCGAAAACAGTTTCTTTGCCAACCAATTATTCATTTCAGTCCTCCTTCTACTTGATAATCCTTGTGGACAAAGCCCGGTGTCTCGCCCTTGACCATGCAGGCCTGCACCCAGTGCCGCACGCCCTTCGGGCTGGTGCGATAGAAGCCACGCCGCAGGTGCGATCGCGGCGATGCGTGCGTGCCACCGCCTCTGACGACCTGCCGCTTCTTAGGCGCGCCGATGATCAGCGTCTTGTACGTGAACAGGGGAGCCTTGCCCCTTATGCGACGCGATCGCGCCGCCTTAGCGTCGGGTTCAACGTCCGATGTCTCGACGTTGTGGTTCGCCAAGATCTGGCAGACGGCGGCGTAGAAGCGGATGGCGGGCTTGTAGCTGTCCATGGATAGGTCTTGCTCCTTCATCGCCTCCTTGAGTATGATTTTGACGTCCATATCGTAGGGGTCGTGCGCCGAGGCGTCGCTGTACGGGATGCGGCACATCAGTGGGGAGACGAACCAGCCGCCTGTGCCGCCTGATAAGGTCTCCGTGCCCGCCTCGGCGTGCGTGATGAAGTTGAGCTCGACGCTGTCGCCAGTGTCATGCGCTATGACGAGGCCGCAGGCACCGGGCAACTGATCTCCCTCGATCACAGTGACTGGGTAGGGCGGGCGGAAGTCCGACAGCAGCATCGGCGTGTCGAAGTCCAGTATGGGCGCGGGCGGGCTGATGAACTTCACGCCGCGCGTTGCAGCCATGTCGATCCGCTTACGCATCGCCTTGATGTCATTGCGGCTGATGCCGGACGTTCGCTTCATGGTATCCATGAACGATGTCAGAAGGTTGCCGGGGCGGATCATGTCAGGCTCCCCGCAGTGTGTTGATGATTGCGTAGATAGTGAAGGCGAGCACGCTTGCGAAGAAGATGCTCGATGCGATGTGCAGGAGGGTCATGCTGCCACCTTCTCTTGTTGCTGGATGTGTAGGGCCTCGTCGAGCAGCTCGTTGCGCAGCGTGTGCAGCGCAGCCAGTCGGTCGAAGTGGGTGTTGCGATCGGCGATGAACCGCTCGCGGTCGCAGATGTAGTCGCGGCCATTAGGCGTGATCAGCTTGAGCGCCTCGATGGCGTCCATCAGGTGGTCCATCGCCTCGCGGCGTGGGTCGATGAGGTCGGCGGCGCTGCTGCCGCTGATGTTGAGGGTTGGTCGTATCATGCTTCCACCTGTCCGTTGCGGATGATCGTGATCTCGTCGCCCTCGTTGGGCCAACGCTTGTCAACGACGCGGTATACGTGTTGGTCCCACTTGCTGAAGGCGCGGCCCGCTTCGACGGCCATGTGGGCGAAGCGGAAGGTGGCAACTGGGTGCCACTTGTGGGTTTCGGTGTCTTTGTGTTCCAGTTCGATTTTCATGATGTGCTCCTGTTGCTGATAGGGTGGGGAGCCGAAGCTCCCCCGTTGGGTTAGGCTGCTTTCTCGCGGCGGGCCAGCTCCTCGGCTGCCGCGATGATGATATTGAGCGGCGTCAAGTCGCCGAAGAGGTAGTAGAAGGTGCGCAGGAAGGTCGTGCCGTACTGGTTGATGACCTGATGCGTGTGCGCCTGCACTGGCAGACCGTTGAAGATCGTGCCGAGGTCGATGGCACGAGCATACTGCGTCTTGCGCAGGGTGATGATGTCTTGGATGGTCTTGATCGCTGCGACTTCGTACTTGCTGACTTCGCGGACAGGGACCGGCGCGACGGCTGCGTTCTTGATGGTGGCGCGCAGCTCGACCAGATCGTTGATCGACTGGATCAGGTCGCCAGCGAAGGCGTAGGTTGCGTCGTGCTTGGCCTTCCAGTTGTGCAAGGCAGGGACGTTGTAGTAAAGCGCGGCCCAACCGTCGCGGTTGCCGCCGATCGTGCGGTCGGCCAACAGCGCGTCGCGGATGGCTTGTGCGTTAAGGTCGTAAGCGCGCGTTACGTTTTCGATGGCTGTCTTTTGTGCGCTCTTGCTGGCGAAGCCTGCATTGAAAGCGTCGAGAGCGAGGGCGGTGTAGTGGTCGGCGGTGCGTGGCATGGTAGAAACTCCGTGTTACTGATAGGCAGTATATGGCAGATGCAATCAGGCATTGCAACACACAAAATGCACTTTCTTTAATTTATTTTCATACCCCTGCAACATGCATCATTTGCAGCATTAAGCCTCATGTTGCAAATGGTGCAGCTCGGAGAAATGCAGCATTTATGCAGCGTGAAGGGGGTTACCCCTTTAGGGGTACCCCACCTGCTGCAAATGCTGCACCGAGCAGATGCTGCGTTGCGCTGCGCTTTTTGCTGTGGTGTGTTGACCAGTTCCGAAAGCTGCACTCGGTGCATGATGCGTCGTGCTGCGTGGTGCGTCGCAACGTCGTGTTGCATTGACAATGGTGTGTTGTTTGGTGTTGATGGCGGAGGCTCGGCTGGGTGATTTGGAATAGCTCGGTCGAGCTACCCCTTGCATGTGGGTGAGAATGCGGTTATCTGTGGGTGATAACTGGTAGCACTGTGTAACCGAACGGAGCATGCAGACATATGCCTTACCCGGCAAAGAAGACAGATAAGCTGATCGCAGAGGTGCTGTCGCGCATCGCCCTCGGCGAGACGTTGTCGTCGATTTCACGCGACTTGAAGTTTCATCCGACTGCGTGGAGCCAGTGGGTCCGCGAGGACGAAGGTCTTCGCATCGCATACGCGGAAGCTAGAGAGGTTGGCGCGGACGTCATCGCCGACGACGCACTCGACATCATCGACGCCGAGCCGGAGCGCATCGTGCAGACCGACGGTGACGGCAAGACGTCCACGACGCGCATCGACAGCGCCGCCGTCGCGTGGGCAAAGAACCGCGCAGAGTTCCGCCTCAAGCTGCTGGCCAAGTGGAGCCCGAACAAATACGGCGACGGCAACACGAAAGACAAGACCATCGACGATGAAGACGCGCCTGAAGCAGACGCCTTGGCGGCCTTCTTCACTGAGACCATACTGGCCGCGAAGCGTAACAGTAAATGATCCCGCGCCTGTTCGTTAACCCGTGGCGACGCATCCGCGAACTTGAGGCGGCAGCCGAGCACCACGCGACCGAGCAGTACGCGCTCAACCACGCGCTGCATCTGGCCAACGAGCGATACGACAAGATCCGCGCAGCCAATGCCGAGCTGCGCGAAACGCTGACGCTGTACCGCAACCATGGCTGAGGCAGTCCACCTCAAGACCGCCGACGCGGAAGCCATGCCGCCAAAGACGCGCCTCCTTGTCGACTGGCAGGTGCGCTGGGCGAAGATGGCGCGACCCGAACAGATCCCCGCCGCCGACTTCAGCGAGTACGGCTACATGGCGGGTCGCGGTTACGGCAAGACCCGCATCGGGGCTGAATGGCTGGGGGCCAAAGCCGCCCTGCACCGCAACACCTACTGCGCCGTGATTGCGCCGACCTACGCCGACGTCGACAAGGTCTGCTTTCAAGGCGAGAGCGGCCTGCTTAACGTCATACCCCAAGGGTTGATCAAGAAGTACAACAGCACGGATCTTCTCCTTGAGATGAAGAACGGCACGAAAATCCGTGGCTTCACGAGCGAGAAGCCCGCACGTCTGCGCGGACCGCAGCACCAGTTCATATGGTGCGACGAGCTGGCCGCGTGGCAGAACGCCGAAGAGACGTGGGACATGGCCATGATGGGCCTGCGCCTCGGCGCGAAGCCGCAGGTGCTGTGGACGACGACGCCGCGACCCGTCGAGCTGGTGCGCAAGCTGATCATCCCGAAGCAGGGCCGCACCATCATCACCGGCTCGACGTTCGACAACCGCGACAACCTGCCCGATCGGTTCTTCGAGAGCTTGGAGGCATACGAGGGGACAACCATCGGGCGTCAGGAGATCCACGGGGAGCTGCTGGACCCAAGCGAGAACGCTATCATCAAGAAGAGCTGGCTCAAGCTCTGGCCCGCGAAGAAGCCGCTGCCCGCGTTCGACTGGATCATCATGTCACTCGACACCGCGTACACCGAGGCGACCCGCGACAAGAAGAGCGGCGACGCCGACTACACGGCGTGCAGCGTCTGGGGCGTGTTCCAGCACGACGGCAAGGGCTACGCCCTGCTGCTCGACTGCTGGCAGGAGCAGCTCGGCATGCCCGACCTGATCAAGCGCGTGAAGAAGGAAATGAACACGGCGTATGGCGACGATCAGGACGTCGCGTTGATCAAGCCCATGTACGGTAGCGCGAAGCCGCTGACCTCTGGGCGCAAGCCAGACATCCTGCTGATCGAGGACAAGGGGAGCGGCATCAGCTTGAGACAGATGCTCGAACGCGAGGGGATACTGGCGCACGCCTACAACCCCGGACGGGCAGACAAGCTGGCGCGCCTGCATGTGGTCAGCCCCGTGTTCGCACGGCGCAGGGTGTTCCTGCCTGAGAGCGACAAGTTCCCCGGCAAGCCGCGCGTCTGGGCCGACCCGCTGGTGGCGCAGCTCTGCTCGTTCAGCGGCAAGGGCAGCATCAAGCACGACGACTTCGTGGACAGCACGACGCAGGCGATGCGGCTCATGATGGACAAGGGCATGCTCGGCTCGCTGGTCGACAAGAAGCAAGAAATGGACAAACCACCGCCGAAGGTGATACAGAACCCGTATGGGCAATAAGGATTAGGCAATGATCGAAGACGAAGACATCATCGAGGGCGAAGTCGTTGAGTTCGACGGCGAGGACGTGACCGACGTTGAGGACACCGAGGACGGTGGCGCGATCGTCACGCTCGACGAGAACGGACCAGCCGCAGGCGAGAGCAGCTTCTACGACAACCTCGCCGAGACTATGCCCGAACCGGACCTAAAGTCACTGGCGTCGAAGTTCCTCGAACTGATCAGCCGCGACAAGGAGGCGCGCAAGAAGCGCGACGAGCAGTACGAAGAGGGCATCCGCCGCACCGGTCTCGGTGACGACGCGCCCGGCGGCGCGCAGTTCAACGGCGCATCGAAGGTCGTCCACCCGATGATGACCGAGGCGTGCATCGACTTCGCGTCGCGCGCCATCAAGGAGCTGCTGCCGCCGCAGGGCCCAGCGAAAGATCTGATCGAGGGCGAAGTCACGATCAAGAAGATCCAGAAGGCGAAGCGCAAGACGTCGCTGATGAACTGGCAGCTCACCGTGCAGAGCCAAGAGTTCCGCTCCGAGCTTGAGCAGCTACTGACGCAGGTGCCACTCGGCGGCGCGCAGTACCTCAAGATGTCGTGGGACGAGGCGCGCAACCGCCCCGGCTTCCTTGCCGTCATGATCGACGACATGTACCTGCCATTCGCGGCGACCAACTTCTACACCGCGCAGCGCAAGACGCACGTCCAGTACCTGACGCAGCTCGACTATGAGCAGCGCGTCGAGAGCGGCATGTACCGCGACGTCGACCTGACGCCCGCCGGTCTTGAGCCTGAGCGCTCGGCAGCCGACGTGGCCAACGACAAGATCGAGGGTCGCAACGACACCAGCTACAACGAAGATGGACTGCGCACCGTGTTCGAGTGCCACGTCATCGCCGACGTCGAGGGTGACGGCAACGCGCCGTACATCATCACGATCGACAAGCCATCGAGCAAGGTGCTCGCGATCTACCGCAACTGGGACGAAGAGGACGACAGCCGCGAGCCACTCGACTGGTTCGTCGAGTTCCCGTTCATCCCGTGGCGCGGTGCGTATCCAATCGGCCTGCCGCACATGATCGGCGGCCTATCCGCTGCCGCGACCGGCGCGCTGCGCGCACTGATGGACAGCGCGCACATCCAGAACGTGCCGACGATGCTCAAGCTGAAGGGCGGCACACGCGGCGGCCAGTCGCTGAACATCCAGCCGACGCAGGTCGAGGAGATCGAGGGCGGCCTCAACGTGGACGACGTCCGCAAGCTGGCCATGCCGATACCGTTCAACCCGCCGTCGCCGACCCTGTTCCAACTGCTCGGCTTCGTGGTCGACGCAGGCAAGGGCGTGGTCCGCACGTCGATGGACAATCTGGCCGACCAGAACCCGAACGCACCAGTCGGCACGACGCTCGCCCTAATCCAAGAGGGCATGACCGTGTTCTCGTCGATCCACGCGCGTCTGCACGGCGCTATGGCCCGCACGCTGCGCATCCTGCACCGCCTCAACGCGATGTATTTGGACGACGCCGACGTGAAGCACGAGGTCGGCGAAGTGCTGGCCACGCGCGCAGACTTCGAAGGCCCGATGGACGTCGTGCCGGTGTCCGACCCCGCGATCTTCAGCGAGAGCCAACGCTTTGCGCAGGTTCAGGCGGTGTCGCAGCGCGCCGCCGCACTGCCGCAACTGTACAACCTGCGCAAGGTCGAGGAGCGTCTGCTTGAGACGCTGCGCGTACCGAACCCGAAGGAGCTGCTCGTCCCGCCGATGGAGCCGAAGCAGCAGAACGCGGTCAACGAGAACGTCGCGGCCACCATGGGCCGACCGATCGTCGCCTTCCCTGAGCAGGACCACATCGCCCACCTCAAGACGCACTTGGCGTACATGACGAACCCCGCGCTCGGCGCAAGCCAGCTCATCGCGCCAGCCTATCTGCCGGTGATACTCGGCCACATCAAGGAGCACCTTGCGTTGTGGTACGCGTCGACCGTGCTTGAGCTGGCCGAGGACACGTCGGGCATCGACATCAGCGAGGATATGAAGAACCTCAAGGACGACGAGGCGCGCCGCGCGTTCGATCGCATGCTGGCCGAGGCATCTCAGACGGTGGTCACCGACGCGACCGAGGTGTTCGCATCGCTGCCGCCTGTCATCGCGCAGGCCATGCAGATGATGCAGCAGCTCGCACCGCAGCCGCCGCAAGATCCGCGCGCCGCCATCGAGGGCCAGAAGCTACAGGCACAGCAGCAGCGCGATCAGGCGCAGATGCAGCTCGACGGTCAGAAGATGCAGATGCAAATGCAGAAAGACCAGACGGCCATGCAGATCGAGGGCCAGAAGATGCAGGCCGAGGCAATGCAGAGCCAAGCCGAGATGCAGCTTCAGGCGCAGAAGCTCCAGATCGAGCAGCAGCTTGAGCAGATGAAGCAGGACCGCG